TTATTCCTTGCTCACGTTTCCACAAGGTCTCAATTTGTGCAGCATCTGCAGCATTCTCAGGACGATCAAAATATTCTCTTAATTTCTCTGCTTCTTGATCTTTTTGTGATGTGCTAGCTACGGGTGGAGGAGGAGCAGCAGGTGTTGCAGCAGGTGCGGGAGGAGGAGTTTCTTGAGGTTGTGGGTTAGCAGCAGCATGTGCCTGTGTAGCAGCCATAAAGCCACCAATACCACCAGACATACCACCTTCAAATATACCTTTCATTGCAGCTGCATCTGATGCGCCACGTTCTCCACCATGTTTTTCAATCATTCCTGTAAAGGACGACATCATCGAGCTTGGAGAATCGACTTTAGGAGGAGGTATTTGTTCAGCGGGTGGTGCAGCTGATTCAGCGGTGGCTGCTGGTGGTGCTTCGCTAGAAGGAGGAGAGGATGTATCATCCCCTTCTTTCATCAATTCAGCAGCAATACCAAGTGTTGCTGTCAAACCAATAGCGAGAATACCAAATTTCTTGAGAAACCCCTTGAACATTGACTTTGTACCTTTCACGGCACCAAGAATGTTACCTATTATCCCACCTTTTTCTTTTTTATCATTACCTTCTGTAGCAGAAGGGGCAGGGGCACTTACCTTTATAGCTTCAGATGCAGCCTCTTCACCAGAGGCTGCATCTTTGAATGCTTTTTCTTTTTGGAGACGTTGTGCTTCTTTCATTGAAGTCACATGAGCATTCATTACTGCTGCTAAGTTATAAACATTATCAGCAATGTTCATTACAACAGACTCAATACGTGCAAGCACAGCACTATTATCCGATTGAAGAGCACCTTGTTCTTTCAACGCATCGGCTACTTGAGTGTCCTCTTCTTCTGCTCCAAACTTTTTTGCAAACGTTTTACCAATCGCAGCCCCTAGGATACCTGTTTTTGATAAACTAGATCCAAAGTTCTTTGCTGCTTGTTTTTTAACGTCTGTGAGAAAGCCTGCCATTATTGTCTATTCTGAAGCCTTTGTTGCTCTTCTTTTAAGTATTCTTTGAGCATATCAACATAAAGGTCTCTTTCGAATGGATAGAGATTTTCAAGCTCGGTTAGTGAGTATTTATGGTGCTGAACCATACTAAACAATAGCGTGTAGTAGTTCGCTATAGAATTGTGGATCAGCCCAATGTAAAAAAATCTGTTAGTGTCTTAAGTGTAATCTTAACTTCCTTACCATTAGAATTAGTGTAACCTATTACGTGTTCAACACGCGGCATTGCTTCCACATATTCCTGAATACTTTGATATGTTTTCACATCAAGCGATTCAAGGAATTGTCTAACTTCTTCAGAAGAAAAATCTGAGGTGTTATGAGTAATTCCATTATCCGTTACCGATTCAATACACGCTTGCATAATAGCAAAGTTAAAATCAACAGCATCATTAATTTTTTCAACCTCACTCATTATACTTAATTGAGGATATTTTAGTTTAATTGATGATGTAGGGGATACCTCAACAATGTTGCTTACTTGCTTGGGATATTTTACCTCAATGTCATCCAGATTTACTTCGATATCGTATACCTTTGAATCTTCGTTATCACGGTATGAAAGTGTAATTATATTTTGTACCGATCTTGCACGAAGCTTAATAAAAAAGTATTCGAGATCAAACGTAGTGAATGTATCAACGTTTACATTCTCCTCTGTTATACAATTGGCAATCACTTGTTTCAATGCTCTGACAATCTCACCTGGCTCTTCGCTTGATTGCGCAATAAGAAGAATCTTCTCCTCTTTAACCAGGAACGGTCGGAAGGCTATTTTTTGTTGTGTTGAGGGAAGAACCAACGAAAATGTTGGATGCGTCAAGACTGGAAGTCCCATAATATACTCCTAATTGTTATATCGCTTAAAATAAATTACGTATGCTTGTAGATGCAGCGAGAGCGCCTTGCACGCGTCTTGTTCCTTGTAATCCTTGAAGAACCTGTACAGCTGTCCCTACTTTTACTAGTTTTTGTAGTGGGGACAATTCCATCATACCGCCTCTTCCCAGCGCCATAGGAGTACCTGCATTTTCCAAAATATTTTGAAGGTACGCAAATGTTACAGAGAATTGCATTAGTGATGAGTCACTCCAATTCAAATTAACATCAGGGACACTGATCGGAAAAGCATCTGTTAGCCGTGTAGCAAAGATAGTCTCACCCTGTTCATTATATTGTCTAACAACAATATCAACAGCATAGTTTTCTTTAAACTCTACTTCATATGCCTTTTTACCACCACCATCAGTTTTGTCACGCAAAACATCGGAGTCGCCTCTTACAATACCTTGCATCCAGTTGTAAAAGAACTTATACATCTCGCCCTGTCCATCACCAATCACTTGTAGGGTGAAGTCGTTGTATTGCATTGAATATGGAATCTTTTCATGCGGTCCATATCCGTAACGATTGACATCCACAGTATTGATTGTACGACCAGGTAAGGCTGCACCTTCAGCATACAGAGATATTTTTGATGCTGCTTTACTTCCAACAACAATTTTGGGAGGTGTTATTTCAACATCAAATAGGTTTGTACGCGCAACCCCGGTTGCACGAATCTCAGACATAAAATTGCCGATCTTGCCACCAGATCCGCCTGACTTACCACCAAAAAGTGATTTGAGAGCTGCTACCGTTCCGATAGCATTCATCGCTGTGTTTAAGCTCATTTATGTTTGTACCATTCTGCGGCTGTCACGCCATACTTGTTGTTTTGTTGCTCCCACGAATCTTTCCAATGGCAGGAATAGAGCTGTTTCCCATTGGTCGGCAGGCACCCAAAGAAAACGTGTTCTTACGTGACTATTTAGATAGTGTTTTACACATGGTTTAAAATAACGAAATCTGACAGCTTTGTTTAAAAGCGCGTATGACAACCTCAACTTTGTTGAGTCATCATTGTTAGTATTATTGGCTAATGTATACAGGTTATCCATTAGTCTTGCTCTAAGCACGTGCGGTAGATAGTGGAGGTTTATACCGTAAAATCCACCTTTAACCCTCTTGAACGGGAATATGAGGGGGAACCGATCGTAGTACGGCAATTCATCTTTCATTTTAGGATCGTACATAAACAAATACATACGACCAACGGTCAGAGAGGTTACAAGTCGATCTGATTGTTTTGTTACCAATTGTTTTGGATTCTGAACGACACGAACACTCTTTGCTTGCTCTCTAAGCCACATATTAGCCGCTAGAGTTCGGTTGGACGGATCCGTTGCAGTCTCTAATAAGTTTGTAAAAAGCTCTGTTGCCATTATTTGATTCCTAGTTCATGTTCTGTCATTATAGTAAATTTCCAGTTGCGGTCTCTACAGAATTCTCTCGCTGCTTGCCATTTAGCGTTGTTGATGCCCCATGTATAAACTTCGCGTAGGTATTGTTTTGTTTGTTTTTTCTGCACGATCGGCGGTTTTGTTTCTCTAGCTGGTTTAATTTCTACAATTACTGTCTCAACAACACCGTCACGATTACGTTTTTTTATTTGAAAATCCGGAAAGTACCTGTGTATCCTATTATCTATTGGGGAGCGATACGGGATGATTAACTCCTCACTGGACCACTGCTGAACGTCTTGGTGAGCATCTAAATACCCCATAAACTTTAATTCCCAGCTACTTCTGTAAACAATATTGGTCGGATCCCCTTTGTACTTTTGGGGATTGCGTGGTTTGAAGTAGCCTCTATAACTCATAGGAAATATTTATATGCCTGATGTTAATAGTGCGTACAGTCAAAATCTGTCTATCGCACAAAAAGCTCGGATAGACACTGCACTAGGAAATATTAATTCCGGTATCGATAACTTTTCCACTGCTGTCTCGGAAGGGTTTAAATCTGCATCTTTAAAAATTACAAGTTTGTTTGAAAACAAAGATTTTAAAAAGACAGGCGGGGCAACCCAATCAAAAAGCCCTGAAGAAGCAAAAGCTAACAAATCAGCATTTGCCGGAGCTCTTACTTTTCCTGCTGACTTACAGTATTACACGATGTTTTCTTTTAAAGAATATAAAAAGAAAGATGTAACGGCTGTTGCAAAGGATAGTTCCAGCGTCGTGATCGTGCTTCCATTGCCTGCTAATCTTTCTGAATCCTTTGCTGTTGAATATGCTACACCTGCTCTTGGTCCTGTTGTAGGAGCAGCTGCAGAAGGTATCATAGCAGGTGCACGTAATGCTGGAGCAGCTGGTGTAGCTCAGTCTGTAATGAAGGGTGTTACCAACATACCAGCTGCTGCTGAGGCCGGTGCGCTCGGCGCGTTAAAGAAAATGGGTGGCGCCGGTGAGACAGCAGCAAACATAGGAAGTATGGCTCTTGGTGTTGCACCTAATCCACATCTAGCTGTGTTGTTTACAAATATTGGTCTGCGTAGTCACAAGTTTAGTTACAAATTTGCGCCGAGAAGTGCTGCAGAGTTGGCTCGCTTGAAATCAATTATCTTTAACCTGAAGCAAAAGATGCTTCCTGGTTTAGACAAAAGTGGTGGTATGCTGTTTTCGTTTCCTGATGTTGTAGATATTAAGTTTGTAACCGGTAAAGCAAAAGCGCCTTATATTATTAAGAGATGTGTAATGGAGTCGTTGGATGTAAACTATTCTCCGGGTGGGTCGCCAGCATTTTTTAAAACCGGTGATCCTGTAATGGTTGAGATTTCTATGTCATTCAAAGAAATGTCGCCATTTACAAGAGATGATATACCAGCGGTGTAAAAGGAACAATCATGTCATCATATTTCAGTTATTTTCCTTCATTAATGTATGCAAATACAGCTGCAGTTAATATTATTGCTAAGGTAAAGTTTGAAGAAACGGTTGCAAAGCGTCTTGCAAATTTTTACCCGTATACTCTCCAAGAAGGTGAGCGTGCTGATCAGGTTGCTGAAACGTACTATGAAGACTCATCGCTTGATTGGATCGTGTACTTAAGCAACGGTATAATTGATCCGTACCATCAGTGGCCCAAATCAAGCGGAGAACTTGATTCTTACGTTATTTTGAAACACGGCTCCATTGCTAATGCTCAATTGCAAACAGCATACTATAGAACCGATTATAATTTTGACGATAGAGTGATATCACCAGCAGTATATAATGGGTTATCAGCTAATTTAAAACAATTTTGGGATCCTATTGTAGGTTACAATGATGTTATCATTAACTATCAACGAAGACAAAACGATATTGTTGTAGACACGAATAAAGTAGTTCAGTTGCAGGGCACCTTTGCTGTTTTTGAGGAAAGTACAATAATCAAGCAATCAAATACCGTGATGGGTACTGTGGCATTTTCCAATTCTTCGCATGTTGTAATAAAACACGTATCCGGTACTTGGTCCACATCTACACAAGTACGCTACGCCCTTACCAATACTCTTGCAAACGCTAGTATAACAACAGTAACAACTATAAATCAACCAATCGCAAATAATGAAGTACCGTATTGGTCAGCTGTGTCACAATATGATATGGAGCAAGAAAACAACGAAGCAGCAAAAAATATTCGTTTGTTGAATTCTGCATATGTTGAAGTTATTGAACGAGATATGAGAGATTTACTTGCTGTATGAGTAAAATTTACGAACCAGGCGACGTCAAGATTTTGAGATTTGAGCTCTTTAATAGGAGTCTTAATGCGTCGGTTAATCCTCTTGATCAACTTGTTGGGTGTGATATTTTTGAGGATATGGCAAAGCCTACAATGTATGCTACATTCACATTGAACGATAATTTAGGGTTGATTTCAAAGTTTCCAATCATTGGTGAGGAAGAAATTCATTTTGAGTTTCAATCTCCTGGCATGGCTAAACCAACACTTTATAAATTTAGAAGTTTTGCTATTTCTAATATTCAAAAAGATGCAAACGGTAAAGGTAGTACATATACTATTAGGTGTGTAAGTGAAGAACACTTGTATGCAGGATCCTCTTTGGTAAAAGAATCGTTCAGTGATACTATTAGCAACATCATTCCTATTATTCTCTCAAAAAACCTGCAAACAAAAAAGGCTCTGAGTGTAGATCCGACGAAGGGGATCACTACTATACCTATTCCCAAACTCCATCCTCTCAAAGCTATTGATATGCTTCGTCAACGAGCAGTTAGTACGGAATATGCTTCATCAGCATATGTCTTTTTTGAAAATCAAGCAGGTTTCAATTTTAAGACTATTGAAGGGTTGATAAAGGGAAACCGTGATAATATTGGATCGCGTGAATTCAATGCACAGCAAAACACAATGGGTTCAAAGGAGTCAATGGCTGCAGCTTTCAGAACAATTATTAAATACGAAGCACTAGCAAAAAGCGATTCAAACAAAAAAGCAGCTGAAGGCGTGTTCACTGCTGTTACAAAAACATTTGACCTAAATGCAAAGACATTTGAATCAAAAGATTTTAAATTAAAAGACGTGTTTGACAAAATTCAAACTCCGGACAAATCAGCTCAAATACCAAGTAGTGATAACTTTATAAATCAATTTGCTTCCGGTGTCCCTAAGCAATTTTTTACACTCAAGGATACATCTCGTCCTGATAATTTTATTGATATGGCAATGGCGACACGCAACTCATTTGTCGTCTTACTCAATTCAGATGTAACCCGAGTGTTAGTACATGGCGATACAGGATTAAAAGTAGGGGATATGATTAAAATGAGTCTACCCGATGCGTCTGGTACAACAGATAGAAAAAAACCAGACAAAATGACGTCGGGTAATTATTTGGTCGTTAGATTGCGTCACATGGTAACAGCAAGTACAAAAACAAAACATGAAATAGTGTTTGATTGTGTGAGGATGGGGATTTAAATGGCTACACAGAGCGTTGGCGAAGAGGGATTTAGATGGTTTATTGGTGTCGTGGAAGACCGCAACGATCCTGATAAGCAGGGTAGGGTTCGAGTTCGAGCTTATAATACACATGGTGATAAAGTTGAGGTTCCGACAAATACACTGCCTTGGGCAACGGTACTGATGCCTGGCTACAGCTCCAGTGCTAATCAAGTTGGTGTTTCTTCAACAGGTCTTCAATTAGGTTCAACTGTTGTTGGTTTCTTTATTGATGGTAATGATACTCTAATGCCTGTTGTATTCGGTGTAATGCCTGGAAAAGGTGATATTCCAAAACTGGCAATTGGTCAAAACACTATAAATAAACAAACATTGGGACCGGAACCCGCATCAGCTTATAACACAAAGTATCCTTTCAACAAAGTTTATCAATCTGAATCAGGTCACGTGATAGAGATTGACGATACACCCAATTTTGAAAGACTGCACACGTACCACAGAACAGGAACGTACACGGAGATTAATGAAGACGGAAGAAGAGTGAACAAAATTGTGGGTGATGATTTTGAAATAGTGCAGAAAGATAAAAATTTGTATATTCAAGGTGCATTTACAATTACCGCCAAAGGCAATATAACAATTAATGGCGACATAAAGGTGAATGGTTCTATAACAGCGACTGGCGATGTAATTGGTGGTGGTATAAGTTTAGATAATCATACGCATAAAGAAAACGATTCTTTAAGTCAAACAAATAAGCCAAGCTAAGAAAGTTTATATGGCACTCGTACAAAGAAAAGACAGATTCACATCTTTAAAACAAACACCTGAATACTTCTCCGACTTTCTGATGGATTTCAACGTCGAAAGAGTTGGTAAAGATCTTGTCAGAAACACAAACGAAGAAGCTATAAAGTCATCTATTTTTAATTTGCTAATGACAAATAGGGGTGACCGCTTATTTGATTCAACTATTGGAAGTGATATTAGATCACTGTTATTTGAGAACTTCAGCTCTTCAACAGAAGAGGTTCTCATTGATTTAATTAAAACTACAATTTCTAATTACGAACCAAGAGCTAAAGTTGACGAGGTGTATGTGACGAGTCAGGACGAAAACAACTCTCTTACTGCGACTATAGTTTTTCACATAATAAATAAACAAGAACCTATAACTTTAGAAATTGTACTCAACAGGATCCGCTAAATGGCCAACACGAATTTTAACCTAGTTGGTTTAGATTTTAACTCTCTCAAAGATAATCTAAAATCATTCTTAAAGAACAACACGCAGTTCAAAGATTTGGACTACGAGGGTTCAAACATTAATATATTGCTTGATGTCCTTGCGTATAACACATATCTCAATGGCTTTTACACAAACATGGTTGCTAGTGAGATGTTTTTGGATTCCGCGCAATTGCGTGATAGTGTCATTTCACATGCTAAAGAGTTGAATTACATTCCACGATCATTTACATCTTCAAAAGCAACAATAACTGTTGACATAACACCGACATCTACTGTAACGTCTGTATTGATCCCCAAATATACTTCTTTCACTTCTAGATCCGGATCAAACACATATACGTTTGCAACGTCCGATGCTGTTGTTCTTAACACTTCGAATGGCGGAGTGTTTTCTGCTACGCTTGATGTGTATGAAGGAGTTATTGCATCAGAGACGTTTGTTGTTAACTTATCCAACACGTCACAGAGATACGTGTTATCAAATCCAACAATTGATACTTCATCGTTGAACGTAACATTGTATGAGGATAATGGAGCGACAATTTTACCTTATACAAGAGCTGATCAGTTACTTGGCGTAAATGATACATCAAAAGCATTCTTCCTACAAGGTGCAGAGAATCAACAATACGAAATTGTATTTGGAGACAATGTTTTTGGTAGAAAACCAAAAGACGGATCTTCTGTTGTTGTAAAGTATAGAGTGTCGTCAGGTGAGTTATCGAACGGGTGTTACGAGTTTGCATCAGATGGATCAATAGACGGTCATCCAAATGTTCAAATAACAACAATCACATCTTCTCAAGGTGGTAGCGTTGCTGAGTCAATACAAGATATCAAATTTAATGCGCCTCGTCTTTTCCAAGCTCAGAACAGAGCAGTAACGGAATCAGACTATGAAGTGCTGCTGTTGAATCAATTTGCTGATATTCAAGCAATAAGTGCATATGGTGGTGAAACAATATCCCCACCTCAATTCGGTAAAGTTTTCATTTCCGCCGACGTAGCAAACGCTGACGGGGCACCAGAATCTCGCAAAAAAGCATACTACGATTACATTATTCAAAAGACGCCAGCAACAATTGCTGTTGAATTTGTTGACCCTCAATTTCTTTATACAAAAGTTAACACAACAGTTTACTACGATGTCAATAATACGGTTAAATCAACTGCAGATATAGAAACAAGCACTAAGGCTGCAATTAGCCAATACAATAACGATAGCCTTGGTAATTTTAAAAAGACATTGTATTTCAGTAAACTTGTCGAAATGATTGATGCAAGTGATAGTAGTATACTCAGCAACGATACATCTTTAAGTTTAGTATACAGACTATATCCTCAGACAAATACAGATATTAGTTATAGATTACAAGTAAACAATGAACTTCAAACAGAGACTGGTTTACGTCTTTCTGCTGATGAAAAACATTATGGTCACACGCTTACAAGCAGTGTGTTCACATACTTGGGATCTAGATGTGTATTAGTTGATGATACGCAAGGTATAGTTTATATTGCTGCAAAGCAGAGCGATAGAATTGAAGTCATTAAACCTATTGGTACGCTCAGCTACGTCGACGGAACCTTAATATTAGTCAACTTCAATGTATCTTCCTATGAAGGAAATTATATTGAGTTAATATACAAAACAAAAACTAAAAATATTCTTGGATCAAAGAATGTTATACTTGCAATAGATCCTGTTGATGTTGAGGTAGTGGTTCAGGGTGTTAAGCAATGAAGAATATTGAGAAGTTAATATCTCCATTAGTTCAGTCCCACTTTCCTGAATTCTACAAGGATGAGGGTCCACGTTTTGTAGATTTTGTTACGCAGTATTATAAGTGGATGGAGAGTAGTGATCAAGCAATATCGTGGTCACGCAATTTGTTTGATACAAGAGATATTGATAGGACAGCGCCGGAGTTTATTCAGTTTTATAAACAAAAATATCTAGGTGGAATACCTCTTGATACTGTGGCCAACACTCAAATGTTGGTAAAGCATTCGCATGATTTCTACAAATCCAAGGGTACCAATGAAAATATTGAGTTGGTTATTCAGGGTCTTTTTGATGAACAAGCATCTGTTTACCTACCAGGTACCGATATACTAAGAACCTCAGATGGCACTTGGGTGCGGCCAGTATACCTTGAATTATCCGTATCCGAACGTACAAAAACGTTTGTCGGTAAAGAGATTATAGGATCAAACAGTGGTGCCAAAGCTTTCTTGGAAAGTTTAGTTAGAAGAAGAATTGGAACAAAATTTATTGAAGTAGGTTACTTAAGTAACGTGCGTGGTGATTTTATAACAGGAGAACAAATAACAACTGTTGGTAACCAAATACTCGATGCAGCACCATCTGTAATTGGATCTATGACATCTTTGACTGTTGTAGAGGGAGGAGCCAATTTTAGTGTTGGTGATACTTTCAATGTTCAATCGGAAAACGGTAAACAGGGTGTTGCTCGTGTATCAGCAATTTCAAATGAAACAGGTAAAGTAAATTTTATTTTTATCGATGCTTTGAATAGTGGTGGATGGGGATATAGCACTGCACATGCCAATGTAATTATATCATCAAAAGTACTAACGCTGACTAATATTGGAAATGCAAACGGAAGTATTTCTGATTATCAACGTTTTGAGAGAGTGACACAGCAACTAGCAAATGTAAGTTATAATACAGCTCGAGGTAACAACGCTAACTTCAATGTTGGTAATATTGTAGAGAATTTTAATCCTGATGGTACAGTCAATGCTAACGGTATTATTGTAGCTACATCAAAAACAACAGCTAATACAGGATATTTTATAATTGCACCACAAACAGGTACGTTGAATGCAATCGATCTGACTTTCTCTGTTCGTGCCAATAATGCAGATACATCATACTTCAATGCTTCGCTAGTTGGTGATGTTATCCACAGCTTTACACGCAGTTTTTCTGGTGTATACACCGGGCTATATGCAGGATATTACACAGGACTTTTCACTGGAGCATATCTAGGAGCCTTTACTGGCGTGTATGCAAATAGCTACAGTCGTGAATGGACTGGTCAATACGCCCTGAATACGGCTCGCTCCTTTACAGGATATTATTCACAAGAATATAGTGGTTTATTTACAGGAGTTTATACGGGTGAATACACGCGCGAGTTTTCTGGCATTTACTCAATTGGTTACAATTCACCTACTGGGTTATCTTTTTCTCGTGCCTATGCAACAAGAACTATTCCTAATCCATATGTAGGTACAGTTTATACCGGTCCAAGTTACTCTCAAGCCTACTCTCAGATAGGATTTACTGGCTCATATGGTACAGCTTCTTTCACTGGTACTCCATTTCCATGGGGCAGTACTTCGTATGTTGGTGCATGGACGGGTAATTGGACAAAAACGTGGTCATCGGAATACACAGGACAATTTACACATCAATACACTCGTACATCTGTAGGATCTTATACTGGGTATTTTAGTAGGGAATATTCGGGGTTGTGGACAGGAAGTTATACGGCCATGTTCACCGGTGGCTACAACAATACATACACTGCAGAGTACACGGGTATATGGTCAGGTCTTATTTATAAATCTTATTCACAATCCTTCACTGGTGAATACTCTGGTCAGTGGACAGGATCCTATGTTGGTTACTTTACTAGTTACTTTACAGGCTCAACTTTAATTAATACCACAACACCGCATAATTTTAGCAACGGTAATCTTGTTCGTTATCATGTTAATCCTGGTAATACTCAAATTAGTCAATTAGTTGTTGGATCAGCATATTATGTTGTTAATGCAGTACCTGGTACGACCACTCTTCAGTTGACAGATACGTTAAATGGACTACCAATTATTTTAACAAAAGGAAGTAATGAAACAGGTCATGTGTTGATTGAAACATTGGGAACAGGTGTTATGATAACGTACAATGATCGTACAGCATCTGGTAATGTTGTGGGATCGAACACTTCAGCAGGCAACACTGGTTATCTTGGTGTCGCTGATTTAAATTCTAATGGATTTATTTCCACACCATATGCCAACATTGTTGGTTATCTTTCTAATACAACCGCTATTGTTGCAAACGTAAGTACGGGTACGGGAGCAGGATTTCAAATCAGCTTATTAACCGACACAGAAAATGTCTTTCTAACACCAGACTTTCTAAGTAGTAACAACACAGGAAACGTTGTATTCCACACTGTTCTCTTAAATGGCTTTAACGCCAATACCAATGCCAGTGGGTATGGAACAGATGATACTTTCAATGCTTCGACTAATGTGACTAGTGGTACAAGTGGTGACGGGGTTAAACTTCCTACATCTGTTGGATTCAACGCAAACTCAGGTGTTGCTAATACGACAGATATTATAACAACATCGACAGCTCACGTCTTTGGCAACAATGAGCAGGTAATTTATACCACACATCCATCAAATACTGTTATCAACGGATTGGCTAACAACACAACCTATTATGTAGTGAATGCCATTGCAGGTGGTACTGCTCTGCAACTTTCCATATCATCTGGTGGATCTCCAATTAATATAACAGCTAATTCTTCATCGGATGTTGCTGTGGGACACTTCCTTGCTCGTACGGGTACAACTGGATCAAATAACACAATTGCATTTAGCAATGCCATTAGCTATGCTCCGAACACCGCTATTCGATATTATATCGATACTGGTAACACCGTCGTATCAGGATTAACAACAAACACGGTGTATTATGTTGATCAATCAAATGCTACTCACGTTGCTTTGAAAGCAACACCTTCTGGTTCACGAATTGCTCTAACTGCTGGCTTAGATCAGACAGGACACCATCTTGTTGGTCCATTGAGAATACTGTCAACAGGTGACATACAACACAAGGGTCTTGGTTTTGTTAAGTTTCCTGGTACAAACATGGATACAATTCTTCTCGATGCCTTACGTTTTGACGCAACAGTAATAGGATCAATTGCAGCTATTTCTGGTCTGAATCCTGGTGTCGATTACAACATTGATCCTTTTGTCGTTGTCCATGACACATACGTTGCTGGTTATGATAAGCATGATTACCTGATGCAAATTAGCAATCCTTCTGGTGTGTTCTTAGAAGCTGAGCAAATACAACAGACGTATAGTTCTCCTGCCACACAGCTAACAGTTAATACTTTTTCTGGTACATATGCCAACGGAGTGTCAGCAACCACATTTGTACAGGGTGAATTTGTTTATCAATCAAACTCGACAGCAAATGTTGGGGCATCAGGTTTTGTTCTCGAAGCGGGTATCTCTTTGGGATCAGGTACATTGAAATTACGTGATGTTACAGGAGTCTTTGTTCCGACAATATCTACTACAACTTTAATAAAAGGATTGTCATCCGGTTCAACATCAAATGCGCAAGCTGTTGCTCTGACGACATTTGCTACTACGGCGCGTGCTCTTGTAAAGCCAGGATCTAATAACAGCGTGCTAAAGTTGAAGAGAATAAATTTAGAAAATACCTTTATACCGGGCTCGACAATAATTGGTCGTTCATCTGGTGTTACGGCAACGGTATCAACCATTGATCAAGATCTTACTACTATTCCTGTTGGTTTGAATGCAAATATTGTTGCAAATGTTCAGACAGCTAATAATGTCGTTACAAGACTAAATGTGTATGATTCTGGTTTCGGTTATGTCAATCGTGAAACAGTGACATTAACAAGAGAAGATTCGGATTACTCTGTAACAGCTATTGTTGAATTAGGTAAGCAAGGTGTAGGAGCAGGCTTTTTCTCATCCACACGTGGCTTCTTAGATTCGGATAAAAAACTGCAAGATAATGATTACTATCAAAATTATAGTTACGAGGTTCAAACCAAGATACCTTTTGATAAGTACTTTGAAGTTTTAAAGAAAGTCAGTCACGTTGCTGGTACAAAAGCTTTTGGCAAAGTTACATCTCTTTCATCAGTAAACATGCAAATGACCATCATAAATAGTATCGATCTTTCCTAAGAATAACCATGTCGACACAACTAATAACAAACTATTTTAAATTACATAATGTAAACCAATTTAGAGAGTCTATAAGCGAGACTGCTAATAGTGTCTATTATGTATTTGCTGCAAAGCATACAGCATATCCAGGGGGAGATGGTTCAATTCCCTCGCTTACAAATAGTGTAGAAGATACTCTTATAAACCCATATAATGAAATGATTTTTGGTAAGAGAGTAACACCTACTGATGTAGTATCAATGGTACCTCGTTATAACTGGACTGCTAATACAAAATATGATGCGTACCGAAGCAATCAAGATCTTTCATCGAAGATGTTCTATGTTGCTGTTAATAGTGGCGCTGCATATCATGTCTTTAAATGTTTAGACAATGCAGGAAATGTAGCCTCCGTTAATGCTCCGGACATAACACAGACAACAGCCAATGATTCATATTACGCTACTGCTGATGGATATCAGTGGAAGTATATGTACTCCGTCACATCTTCGGTGTTTAATAAGTTTGCTACAAATGATTACATGCCTGTTGTAGCTAATAACCTGGTTGTGGCAAATGCTGTAGCTGGTGCCATTGACGTTATTGCTGTTAGTTACGGGGGTTCAAGTTATAATACCTTCCTCAGTAATACCTTTATTTCTACTGATCTCCGTGTCGGTGGAAATACTTCCGCATATTATATTGCTAACAATGCTGTAGCCTCCAATCAATTTTATCAAGGCAGTTTTATATACTTGACAAATGGTACTGGTGCTGGTCAGGGTCGTCGTATTGTTGAGTACATTGTATCGGGTGGTTCCAAATTAATTGGGCTTGAGTCTCCTTTCAACACAGCGCCCGACGCAACAACGTCCTATGAAATAGGACCAGGTGTATATGTTGAAGGGGATGGGGACGGTGCAGCTGCTCGAGCAATTGTAGATACATCCCAAGCAAACTCAATATCTCGTATTGAAATTATAGATAGAGGTTATAACTATACATGGGTGAAAGCAACTGTGACGGGTAATACCTCCGGTGCTTCCAATCTTGCAATTGTGGAAGCTGTACTAGGTCCAAAGGGCGGCCATGGATCTAATCCAGAGTATGAACTAGGAGCTTCAACGTTGTGTATAAGCGTATCGTTTGCCGGTACAGAGGTAGGCACAATACCAGTTCAAAATGATTACAGAGCAATAGGTGTTATCAAAGATCCGTTATATGCTAATGTGGTGATAACAGTTGGATCAGCTTCTGGTCCTTTTGCTACCAATGAGATAGTGGTGCAAGCAAACACGGGTGCGCAAGGCGTTGTTACCGAATGGGATACAATCAATACTCTTACACTAACAAATGTTAGTGGTATATTTTTAACAGGTAATACGTCTGTTAATTATTTAACAGGTCAAACATCTGGAACAACATCAAGTGTAGTGTCATACCAAATTAATGGTCAAGCAAAAAACTTTAATACGTTTGATCAACGTACAAGATTCTCGTTCCTACCTTTGGTTGGCACATTTACGCCAGATGAGGCTGTTTATCAAACTGATGTTCAACTTGCAAACGCTGTCTTTCATAGTAATACCTCTTCCAATTTATATGTAACACATATCAAAGGTGTGCTAAATACAGGTAATACGTTAATCGGTCAGTCATCGGGAGCATCAGCTAATTTGTTGTTTGCATATCCTCCCGATCTTGTAAATAATTCAGGTGAGGTTATATACATGGAAAATGAAAGTCCAATAACCCGATCTACTTCCCAATCTGAAACAATAAAAATTATATTGCAGTTTTAAGAGACTCATATGCCATTAGAAAATTCACTTAGCGCGAATCCCTATTTCGACGATTTTAATACCGACAAAGAGTTCTATCGAATTCTTTTTAAACCAGGTGTTGCGGTACAGACGCGCGAGCTTAATCAGCTACAAAGTATTCTCCAAGACCAGGTAGAAAAGTTTGGTAACCATATATTCAAATCAGGTACCATCCTAAGTGGTGTCAATTTTAACTACTTACCAGCCTACTCGTTTGCTAAAATTACAGACGTTCAAAGTGATGGTCAGCCATCCTTGCCAGCTAGTTATGTGAATTATTTTGTTAAAAGTGATTTAAACTTGACAGCACGTGTTGTTAATTATCAAGATGGTCTTCAATCAGCGGCCCCAAATCTTAAAACAATATATCTTCAATACAATAACAGCTCCGATCCTGATCCTTCTAATCAGGCCGTTTACACCTCATTCAGCGCGGATCAAGAGCTTACTGTTTTTGATCAAAGTTATCCGTTATTCAAAGTTATCGTTAACAACGGTGGTTTGGGTTTTGCTAACGGTGACACCGTTGTAATTACAAGCGCTATTGCATTATCTGGTGTTTCGGGTGCGTTTACAAATAACGAAGTTATTACACAATCTACAACAGGAGCAAAAGCTGTTATTCGCGCTATTAATACCACAGCAGTAGCTAATACAACAATTTTACAAATTGCTCCGCGTAACGTAGATTTAACAAACACTGCCGTTGACTCAACATCTTGGACAATGTCAACAGCTTATAGTATTGTTGGTGATGGTGGGGCTACAGCAAATATTCAAACTATTATCGGATCTGGTGCTACAGCTCTTTTAACAACGGATACACAGGGTATTGTACAATCCGTTACTATTGGTAATGATGGATCTGATTATACATTCCTACCAAAAGTCACAATTAAAACATCTAATACAACAGCGACTGTACAGTATCTAGATTTGCTGCCTCAAAATTATAAGACAAAAGTAGTTGTTGCGAATGCAGCGTCCACACCAATTGGTACCGGTTATGCTTTTGGTGTCTCTGAAGGTACCATCTATCAAAAGGGATTCTTCCTTAAGGTTGATCCACAGGTAATCATTGTTGACAAGTACTCATCTTCGCCAAATGATGTGGCTGTGGGATTCTCAACAGTAGAGACTTATGTTGACAGTAACGCCGACGAAAGTTTGTTTGACAATGCATCAAACACTACCAACTTTTCAGCACCTGGCGCCGATCGTTTGCAGCTTACACCAGTATTGACTGCACTAACATCATCTGCCGCGGCTGCTAATATTGATTTCTTTGCTCTTGCAGAGTGGAAGGCGGGATTTCCTTTTAAAGAAAATAGAGTAACAGTATACTCTAATATTGGTGATGAACTTGCAAGACGTACAAGGGAAGCACAGGGTAACTTTGTTGTTGATCCGTTTGATGTTTCAACCAAAGAGAAATCAACAGCTAGTGTGACTCATGTTAGTGCTGTTGTTGATCCTGGTCTTGCTTATATTAATGGATATAGAGTAGCAACAACTTATAACAATTATCTTGATCTTGCTAGATCAAGCACAACAACAACTATTACTTCACAGAGCATTACAGCTGGCTATGGTAACTATGTGTTAGTAAAAGAACTTGCTGGCTTATTTGATTTTAAAACAGGCACTACTGTTAGTTTGTATGACACAGCAAAAACTTATGTAACGAGTAGGGTTATTCCAGCAACAGGGGGTGCTATTACTCCTGCTGGTAACTCTATTGGTACTGCTCGTATAAGATCACTTGTTCTTGATTCGGGTGTTCCGGGCACAGCATCGTGTACATATCGAATGTATTTGTTTGATATTGTTATGTCAGCTGGACGTGCTTTCCGTGAAGTACGAAGTGTTTTCTATGACGGTCCTGTTCAAGATGGTATAGCTGATATTAGTTTGATATATGATGCAACAACCTCATCGAGTGTTGCCAAAGTTATTGATACATCAAAAGATCAATTGATTTTTCCAGTTGGTAGAGGTGGTGTCAAGTCGCTGACAAACATAACTTATACCTACCGTACGGTCTCTGATGCTACGTTGCAGCTAGCAGCAGGGGGTACATTAGCAATTGGTCCTTTAGGCAGCGGTCTCACATTCCCTTATAGTGACGGTGTATTAACATCACCACAAGAAGGTGAATTTATTGTATTTCCTATTGCAAATACACAAGCAACATCAAATGGAGCAGGTACTTTTACAGCAACAAATGCTGTTACTGCGATCATAGGTACAAGCACATCTTTTAATACTGACTATCAACCGGGTGATTGGATTAAGATAGCAAATACTTCGGGTTCCAATACAGTCTGTCAAATTGCTGCAATATCTAACTCTACACATATGGTGTTGACGGGTGCTATTTCTACTACTGTTACAGCAGCGAACGGAGTATTGTTTTTCCCAGCACTATATCCAATTAATATTAATAATAGAAGTGATCGGACAATTACCATATCCGGTACAAGTAAAACTGCAACTATTAATATTGCTAATAATATTACAGGTGCAAACGTGGTCGCAGTTTACAACGTTAAGTCAACAGGTGCTTCACCAGTAACAAAGACAGTTAATAGAGATGTTTATGTTAAGATACAGACAAATACTAATGTTGGAAGTAATACAGGACCATGGTCCTTAGGAATTCCAGGACCTATTCGTTTGAAAAAAGTTTTTCTAGGCAACACAACAAACGTTGGTGTCACAGCAAACTCAACTGTATCTGATGTAACAAAGTATTTTTTTATTGATGGAGGAGATGACGAAAATGTATATCGTCTTTCCAACCTAGTATTAAAAAGTGGCTCTGGTCTAGCAGTTAATACAAATCAATATATCCTAGCTCAATTTGATGTGTTTACTACAGGTGGTGCAGCAGGTTTTTTCACTATTGGCTCATATAATATAAACGATACTGCTAGTCTAGCTAGTTCAACGACTACAATCAATACGTTGGAGCTTCCTGAAGCAACTACAACAAAAGGTGTCTATTACGATTCGCAAAGCGTATTTGATTTCCGTCCTTATGGATCAAACACAGCTGTACTATCAACGACGGTGGGCAGTGCTAGTATAAACCCATCTAGTGCTCTTACCTTGAGTGCAACCGATAAACTATTTCCAGCACCCGACTCAACTATTACTTTTGACGCAGAATACTATAATGCCAGAACAGATCGTATTATAGTTCGAAAAGATGGATCGTTTGCTGTACTTCAGGGCACACCAGCATTGTCCAATGCTACGCCTCCTCCTGAACCAAGTGAAGCTGTAACGTTATCAATAATTTCCGTACCTCCATATCCTTCGTTGCCAGCAGCATACAATGACCAATCATCATTGTTTGCTTCAAAACAAGTAGGATCATCAAGTGGTCCTATCAATGGACGTCTTTCTTCTTATAAAATACAAACAAGAAATACAATCGGAGATAGAAAGCAACAACCAAAACGTTATACGATGGCTGATATTGGAAAATTAGATCAGCGTATATCTGATATAGAATATCAAGTTACATTATCTGGGTTAGAGTCTTCAGTAAAAGATCTCTCAATTCCAAGTAGTGTGACTCCATCAACAAATAGATTTAAAAATGGTTTCTTTATAGAACCCTTCAATGATTATACAAAAGCTGGAGTATCAAATCGAGAATTTGCTGCGACAATTGATCAATCGGAAAGTTTATTGAAGCCTCCTGTTAAGCAAGTTAATTTTGAATCTGAATTTGATCGTACTGATACAACCACCAATTCCTCAATTGTCAATGGAAAAATACTAATGCTTCCTTTCACAGAGGAAACGTTAATTGATCAAAGTATAAAAAGTGCATTGATAGGATCGGATGGTCATTCTATTTCTTTTGTGGGTGAAGGTACAGTAACGCCAGCATCCTTCTCTATTCAAACACGAGGCGAGGTTACGGTAACGCAGGAAATTCCACAACCTCAGTATGGTGTTGGTAGTCCCACTCCTATTGCTGCACCTGCTGCACCCGCTGTAAGCTATGATTATGGTAACAGCGGTTGGAGTGGCGGTATATTTTAAAAAATAGTACGGAAATAATATATGTCATCACAAGCACCGCAAATCTTTTTTACCGTAAGAGATCAGGTTTTCAGAATTAATGTATCCTCTCTTAAACCATCTACTACACATAGTTTTTATTTTGAAAGAGTAAAAGTTTCAGCGTCAAAAATTAAGCCTGTTGGAGGATCTTTAGGAGATCCCATCACTACTGATTTTGACGGTAAAGCTAGTTTTGATTATTTTTATGATTCAGGTATTGCAACAAATGCAACGGAAGTTGATCAAGCTCAAAAAATTGCTAATACAATTGCAGGGCGTAAAGAAATTATTGTTGCTGATACAAGTTCATTGACATTGGAAGATGGATTTGAAAAGTCATCACAATCATATTTTAAAACAGCAATTACTGTTTCTGTATACTTAATACCAGAAAATCAATATGTAAAAAACATTATCCAAGTACCAGCTGCTGTAAAAATTACCCCACAACCAGTTGTTGCAGCTGTTGCTGATTACGGTTATGGTTGGGATAGTGGTGGCACTAATAACGGTTATTTCTAATGCGGTATTTTAGTAAAGAATTAAAGGATCTTTAATGTTAAATTTTGATTTAGGTCAAACGTTTTTTGTTGACAAACAATCGGTTGAAGGCTCCGATGTAGCTTTTATTACATCTATTGATTTGTATTTCTACAGCAAACCAACGCAAAACCAAACAGTTACTGGAATTCGTAATCCTGGTGCTTCAGTTTATTTGTGTGGAACAAAAACGGATGGCTCACCTGATCTCAGTTCAATAAATCAAGTTTATGGCGCAAGAGTTGAGTATAGTAATATAAGTGTTAGTACAACAGGTGCAACGTCAACAAAATTTACATTTAGACAACCCGTTCGTATACCGACGGACAAATCTGTTGCTTTTCTTGTGAAGTTTGATGGTGGTGATAAGAATTTTAAACTTTGGGCAAATAAGGCAGGTCAGTTAGGTATAAATTCATCCTCTGTAACACAAGTTTCTTCCGGAAGTGTTGATGGGTATTTGTATAAACTAACAAATGGTTCTTCTTTAACACCTCAGACAGATACAGATCTAACTTTTAAAGTAAATGTTGCTAAATTTAGCGGAACATCAAGCGCGTTTGTAATTCGCAATAGACCCTACGAAACTCTTAAACTTGTAAATCAAAATGGTGCGTTTAAGGGAGGAGAGTATGTGTACCAGCAGCGCTCTTATTTGACAGGTACAGTTAATTGTGTTGCAACATCAACTACTATTCAGGGAATTGGTACCGCTTTCAATTCAACACTTGTTGTAGGAGATCAACTTATTTTGACAGATACGACAACGGGAAACACGAACGTTCGTGTTGTTGGATCTATTGTTAACTCAACTTCTGTAGTTCTAACCGAAGAGCCAACTTTTACTAATACAGCCGCGCGATACTATAAAACAGTAATAGGTAAAGCTTTCACATACGATAGTCTATCTGATTATCTTATTATGCAGGATTCGAATGCAAATAGTTCGCTCTATCTTCAAGCGGGCAATACAGTTATTGGAGTTGATTCTCAAGCAACAGGAAACATTTCCTCGATTGTTAATTATGCTGTTAACAGCGTTATTCCTAATTTTAATATTAAGACCCCAGTAGGAACGTCAGCAAACATCACATTGAATTTTGCTAATTCTTCGGGATCAGTAGCGCCCGCTGCAGTGATACCTGGTACTTTGGGAATCCGTAATTCTCTTAACCGCTACCCTGCTATTATGGCATCAAGGACTAATGAAGTGACAGCAGGTGTTCCGTATAGATCGTTTGCTGGCACGCTCACTTTTTCAACAACAAATCCATACGTATCTCCTTACGTCAGTGAAGAAGATCTAGATTTGTTCGCTGAGCGCTATGAAATTAATAATACAGCAACTAATGAATATAAAGGACAAGGTTCTGCCTCTGCTCGCTATGTCTCCAAAGCTGTGACATTAGCAAATAACCAACAAGCAGAAGATTTAAAAGTATACCTGACAGCATACCGACCTTCAAATACCAATATCCTCGTATATGCTAAGTTTTTGAATACAGATGATATCGAGACATTTGATATAAAAGATTGGACGCAGCTAACTTTAAATCAATCAAATACCGTTGTAACCAACCCAACTAACTTGAATGACCGAGTGGAGTATTCATTCAGCGTACCAGCATACAATAGCGGTGTACGAGCAACAGGTGTGTTTGAAACATCGTTCAGTAGTGCAACAATAAACGGAACGTCTGGTATTGTCAATTCAGAAATTGTACCAGGAGCAGTTGTTCGGGTATATTCCCCAACCCTTCCAAGCACATATTTTACAGACACTGTTATATCCTCAACCTCAAGTGCAATGGTACTGAGTCGTACAGTTTCCAATACAAGTTTGGTTGGGACAGGTTTTCTTGTTGACGTTATATCGACGAAGAACAGTGCATTTATTGACAACCAAAATCAAAATGTTTTATCGTATTACAACAAATCACTATCAAAGTTTCAAACATATAATTCATTTGCACTTAAAATTGTATTGCTGTCAGATGATGGTGTAAGTATACCTTTTGTCGACGATGTTAGAGCAATTGCTGTATCCGCATGATTACTCCTACTGACGATAAAAGATATGTGAAGGATTGGGTCAGTACCGCTATCCTAAATATAGATGATGAGGGATATAGATCCTTTAAAATTGAACGTGACCGCCTTTTACAGCAAGCAAAAACACAAAATGAAGTTGTAGAAATTAGGCGAGAGCTTGATGATATTAAACAACTACTAAAACAACTAATTAACGGAAATACAAATGGCGAGAGCAATATCTAATGTTGTCATAGCAACTGATTCTTTTGCAACGTGGGTTGGTGTCACTAATATAATGGCTGACACCTTTACCAACTTTGCATTAACAGCTAACAGTTCCCCATATGGTGCCAATGTCTCTGGTAATTCACAGTTGATTGGTATTTTCAATGCCAATACAGTTGCAGCAGGAACCGAGCTGCGTGGTGGAACAATTAATGCTTCTGCTAATCTTGTAATAACATCTAATGCTATATTTTCAGGACCAACTATAAATGCAACAAGCAACGTGGTGGTTATATCTTCGTTTGCATATTTGAATACAGCAGCATTTTACGTAGTCGGTGGTGTTGCTAATGTTACATCGAATGTAAGGATTACAGCAGCGGCAGTTCTAATCAATACATACTCTACTACCCTTAATGGTATTCAAGTTGATCTAGGATCCAATGTCTCTATTATTAATAGTAATACACAGGTAAACAGTGCAATTGTTCGAATCACTGGTGGGCTGGCAAATGTTACATCAAACGTCTCTATTACTAATGCAAACGTCAATATCAATGCAACTGCTTTTGGTTTGCAGAGTGTCTCTACTGTTACAGGTAACACGACATTAAAAGCAAATAGCTCACTAACAAGCGTCCAGTTGTTAGGTGACGCTACAACAAGTAATTTAACGATATCTGTAAACACAGCAACTGTTACTGGTAACGTTGCAATGTCAAACACATTAACTGTTACGGGTTTAACGACACTTAACGGTAACGTTGTTGGTCCTACAGCTAACCTTTCCACTGCTGTTAACGTTGGCGCAAACGTCAACATCAACACGACCGCATATGCTGTTGGTAATGCATCTGGTAATGTAACAATAAATCAAAGTGGTATTGTTGTAGGTAATACAACAGTTGGTACGGTCAATGCGTTTGCGTTTAATATTGGTGCCAATGTGAATGTAAGTACAACGCAGCTTAATGTTGGTAACGATACAGTCAATGCTGTATTAACTCAGACATCACTCGTTGTTGGTAACAGCACAGTCAACACTTCTATAACACCAACAGCAATAACAACGACAGCGACCGTTGCGACAGGCAACACGACTATTACTGGTTTTGTAAATTCTTCATCGTACGGAACATTTAACGGTACGGTTAATGCAACAGCTATTAACGTTGGTGCTAATGTTAATTTGACTACAACATCGTATGCTGTTGGTAATGCATCTGGTAATGTAACGATAAATCAGAGTGGTATTGTTGTCGGTAATACGACAGTCGGAACCGTTAACACATTTGCTTTGAATGTTGGCGCCAATGTAAATGTTACGACATCACAGCTAAAAGTCGGTAACAATACAGTTAATGCAGTACATACACAAACATCGTTTATTGTTGGCAACACGACTGTCAATGCTTCAATTAATTCGACAGCGTTAACGGTTGGAAATTCAACAGTCAATACATCAATTACATCCAGCACTATAAGTATTGGTTCAGGTGGCACGCTTACTGTAACAGGTAATACGACTTATGGAGCAAGTGGAGACTTTGTCCAAGCTGTTGTTGTAAATACAAATATTGGTGTTGCAAACACGTTAGTTGGTGATCCAGCAGCATTCACGGTTGTTAATTTGTTCAGTTTTCCTATTGGAACATATAAGGGAGCGAAGATAACAGCAAAGATAACAGATGCAGCAGCATCAAACAATCAAGTTCAAGAACTGATTCTTGCACAGAATGGAACAGATGTTGTCATGACCGTATACGGTACAGTATCATCTCCAGCTACAGCAAACTTGGGAGTGTTTTCTGGCTTAATAAATACGACACACGTTGCTGTTGGTTTCCAGCAAACCAAAGCAAGTTCGAACGTTAAAGTGTTCGCATTGTTAATAAAGTAAGGTAGAATATGGCTGCTAGTAACACACAATTTAAAGTTGAAAATGGACTATATGTTCAAGGAACAGCCAACGTCTCTGGCACGTTACGTGTTGAAGGGGACCTTTCCGTTGGTGGTAATTTAGCAGTTGCTCTTAACGTTACCGGTGATATAAAACCAACAGCAAATAACACCTACAACCTCGGCTCTGATGGACTCAGATGGAGTCTTTTTGCAAATACGGGTAGCTTCTCTGCCAACGTAACAACACCTACTCTAACAGTTACTACTGGTGCACAGGTTGCAAACCTAATACCATCACAAAATAATGATCCGTTAGGAACAATTAATCGTCGCTGGACTGTAACAGCTAACGATGTCATCAATATAACAACAAACACAAGTGCAAACTCAGCACTTGCAAACGTCACTGTTAGCAATACATTTACAATTGGCGCCAACGTTATGTGGGCCAATCAGTCAGCTGTTATTCATGTATCAAATATATTCTCTGTAAATACAGGATCTAAGTTAGCAATCTACTCACAGGGTAATACGACATATAGCAATCTTGCTCTTACTAACGATGTAACTACTATTGCGGGTAACGTTGTTTTTGATACAGATACTTTTACTATTGATGCAGCAAACAATAGAATAGGGTTCAAAACGGGTATTACTTCGCTATCTACATCAGCGTTTGCAACAATTACTGGTAATATTGAATTTGCTACATCGAACACTGGTTCGCGTTTTTACAATTCAGTAGCTACTAATATCTTTGCGTCTGTTCAAATGGTTGCCAATCCTGCAACGAGTAATAGTAGATTAACATTTGCTACGTATGATACATTAACAGCTACTATCCTGGGTGGGTATCAATTTTTAGGAATAAACTCAACAGCTACTCAAACTTTACTTGAATTGAATAGTGTGCAGCTTCAATACAAATCAGGAAACGTAGCACACAAAGATAACTTTGGAATTTATAATGTTGGTGGAACGCGAGTAGGTCCGTGAAATGGGAAGACCGCTTAAGATAAAATATTCAGGAGCGACGGCGATAGGTGTACAGGAGATGTCAGATGCAGACATCTCCGATTTAATATTGCCTCTCGTTGTTGCAAACTGGTCAGGCCTGTTAGAAGCATCTGGTCCAAGTGGTAGCGTTGTTAGGTCATATGGTACAACTCCTCCTAGCTATAACTTCATCAGTCGTGGCGTTGGTTACAATACAGAAACAGACTCAATAGGAACGCATCCTCGAACAACGTCTACCACAACGACGTACACTGTTGTTCAAAACGAATTCGATCCTGGTTTATCAGCAACAGCTGGTGTTCGTCCGATTCAGCAATCGTTGGTGGGTAGTGAAGTAAAGATATCATCAATGTCCAATCAGGACATAATTAATGATGTAATGCCTGTTATTGTAAACAGTATTTCAACAGGTGGTCAAGGCGCTTACTATCTTGGATTGACATCTGCTGGTGCACCGGCAACAGGCACATGGGTTGCGGTATCCAATCTAATAGATAACTATTATAATTCAAGTAACGTATATCAAAGTATACAGTATACTCTTTGGTTGCGTACAAGTGGAGGATCGGTCGGTACAATTCGTCCATTGACAATAACAAATACCGGTGGTGGTGAGACACGTCTTACCGAAATGACAAATAGTGAAATTGAACAGCTAGCATCATTTGTTGGTGAGTATATTCGTACAACAGGATTAGGCAAATATCAGTTTGCTACTTCTGCTCCTGGTTACGGTACGTGGGTTAGTAGAGGTTCATTTACAGATACAGTAAATAATCTTGCAAATGTACCATACACTGGTTATTACACTGGGCAGTTTACAGGTACGTTTACAGGAAACTGGACAAGTACTTATAATGGTTATTACACAGGAAACTGGACAGGAGTTTACACTGGTTCTTACACTGGTGTGTGGAGCAAAGAATATACTGGTTATTATCAGAGAACATGGACAGGGTATTATCAGAGAACATGGACAGGGTATTATCAAAGAACATGGGCAGGGTACTATCAAAGACAGTGGACAGGCGTGTGGGGTGGTAATGTCGGAAAATCGTATACAGGTAACTGGGCTGCTGGTCCAGTACGGTTCGAGTATTACACAGGATCATATGTAACCACCAGAAGCACGGTATATACTCCAAACTACCAAAGAGATAGAGTTACTTTTTTTGGTCCGCAAAGTTACCATCTTCAACTTTATTACTCTGGTTATCTTGCTGATGGTAATTATACTGGTTACTATCAAAGACAAAGCAACCCATCTGCTGGTGTTTATTATGTTTCTTCTTGGTCAAGAACTTCGACAATCCCAGTGTGGTTTACATCAATTGGAACTGTTACCTACACAGGTTACTACGGTGGTACGGGTGGTGCCGGAACAAACTGGACAAGATTGTACACAGGCGCAATAAACAAAAGCCGTTCAGCAAGTTTTACTTCTAACATAGCAACAGCGTACACAGGTCTTTATACTCGTAATTATACTAGAGACCGTTTTGTTAACTATACAAGAGACAACTATCAAAATTATACAAGAGACAACTATCAAAATTATACAAGAGATAACTATCAAAATTATACAGGTGTTTATACTGGAAACTTCACAGGTGTGTGGAACAGACAATGGACGGGTTACTATCCAAGAGAATATACCGGTTACTATAACAGAGAATATGTAGGATACTATAATAACTCGTTTTCTCGCGAATTCTCTGGAGTGTATAATGGAATGACAGTTCAGGCATCAACAACGACTACTACATACTATTTGTGGGTAAGGACAGCTTAATTAACATTAAAACAATCGAGGTATCATGAAAAGAACTATTGTAAATCCACATTGGATTAATAACGCACGAACAATACTTACTGCAGATTTTCAGTATGAGGATGGAAGAGTCCTTACCGCAACTATTTCAGAAACAGAGACCACTAATCCAGATTTGATTGAAATTAGACAAAAATTTACTGATGAACAACTTGAGCAAAACACTCTAAGGAAGATTAAAAGTCTAGCAGATCAAAGAGCAAAAGAAAATGATATGAAGGAAGCTCAAGCTCTCCGTAAGACTCAAGAAGAGCTGTTTGCTGCTAAATTAAAAATATTTGAGGTTGATGCAATAAAAACTTCAACAAACAGACCGTTGAAATCAAAAATTCGCAAATCTAAAAGTGATATAGAGGCCATGGCGTGGGCTGTTGCTTTAATGCTAGAAGAATTTAAAAACGAAACTGTTGATCTCCCACAATCGGATACAACCGAAGGGGAATAGAATTGACACTTGATAATGGTTTTTTGATTGTAGCTTCAATAACAAAAGAATATGTCCTCACAGCAAATTTCTGTGCTAATAGCATAAAAGATAACTATCCTGATGCTCACATAACACTGTACACGACAAAGGATCTTTTATCTTATGTTGATAGCAGTGCGTTTGATCTTGTTATAAGTGATGATGTTCCCAGCCACGTGAGAACAAAATTATACGCTCTAAGCAAGACACCATACACCAATCTTACTGCGTATATCGACGCTGATATGGAGTGTATGCATACAGATGTATCCACAATATGGGAGCAAATATCCGAAGATGTGGATATATTAATTACGAGGATTCGGCCTTACAACGGCAAACTTTCAAAATGGAAAAATGGTGAGCTTATACATCATTGTGGTTTTTTTATATACAGAAACAACCCCCATACCATTGCATTTATGGAAAAGTGGTGGAACGACTACCAGTTACAAAGAAGTGAAAAGTGGCCCTATCAAGAAGAGGAATATCCTCAAGGGCTACAACAATGGGATCAATTTACTTTTTGGAAATTGTTGAACCTTGATAAGATGGAAGTTAACGTCAAATTCATGAATGACGATGCTAGATGGAATTTTGTAAATGGGTATAAGCCTAGTGAGACAAACAGTCCAATAATTTTCTGGCACCATACTGTACCATCAAAACATACAAATATAGGCTTAGGAAAAGACGACAATGCTAGAAATTAAAATACAAAATAAAGAACTGAAAGAAATCTTAGATAATTTTCTTGTTGTTTTATTGAACGCTGACAGATCAAATTATCCATATGATGGAAGTTTAGGTAAGGGTGGTACTGTTGAACCAGAGTATGCGTGTGGTGAAGAATATTTATCACTGCAACAAAGTAAAAAAGTAGATGGTTTTCCGGAAAAGACACACGGTATAGATTTAATGAGATTTGTTCCACCACAAATGTCGCTACGAGAAGCTCTCTTAGTTTTAGATCAACGTCTTTTGACTTGGTCTGGATCAAGAAATAATGCTGTCAAAATGTTATATCCAAAAGGCGGCTACATGGGCTGGCATCACAATGCAAATGCATCAGGATACAACATTCTTCTTTCCTGGTCGCAAGAAGGTAAAGGCTTTTTCAGATACCAGGATCCAATCACGAAAGAAATCGTTACAATGCATGATTCGCCTGGGTGGACGTGTAAGGTTGGATATTACGGTGCATGGCATGAGTCATCAAAAATATACTGGCACTGTGCAAGCGCTGAACATGAAGAACGTTTCACATTGGGATACATCATTCCACATGAAGGGATGTGGCGCGATATGTGTGAGGATATTCAATCGCCATAATATTGTCTATAGGAATTATAATCTTTTTCTGTAGTGGGACCATTGAGCAGTGCTACAGGAATTTTTTTAATAATATCGACAAACTTACTAGGTCTGTAACCCTGATGTACAGGATCATGGATTTTATTTTCATTATAGTCTACACCAAATTTATGAGAATAAAACTTTCGTGGTGGAAAGTATTGTATATCAATCCCTATTGACTCCTTTTCATAGAAAAGAAAAGAATCCATACCCCAATGATATCTGCTCATGAACATTTCAGAATCTTTGGAGATATGATCCCATATAGCTGTTGTCTTTGGCGAGGTCTCCCATATCATACAGCTACTATTGAAGGGGTGATGCCAAACAGGGAATCCAGGAGGATGCCTCTTCCTCCACACAGCATCTATAAGTGTCAGATCTCCTTTTGCTGAATCAATAATATCATCGATATTAAATTTGATAATTAAATCCACATCAAAGTACAACCGCCTGCCTGGTAAAAGTTGTTGATCAAAAAGCGGACTAAACATCACTAACTTGTTGTAGTAGACAACGTCAAAATTGTAATTGATAAATTTAATAGCGGTAACTTCGGGTCTTAATCCGACTGGATCATCTGTGTAACAAAAGAATTTAAAAGGTGTTGTTATATTTCTACAACACATGATATATAAGTTATTGACCATCTCGCTACTATACTTGGGGCCAATTTTGACGGATAAAATACTTAAAGGCTGCATAATGTATGAATACCTGACTTTCTTATCTGCTGTTCTCCGTTCAGGAGTCAATGTTGGTGATATAGCTGATTCGATCAGCAAGACACAATACAATTCAAAAAAATGGTTGATGGAAATTCTAGCAAAGCAAGATTTTCCTTCAAATCCAACAATACTTATATTGGGTGGGTGGTATGGTAGCTACCTAATTCCGTTCCTCCAAGAATCTTTTGTACCAAATCACATTTATCACAATGACAAAAATCCTTCCGTTATTCAAACAGCAGAAATACTACACCGACGAAATAACATATCCTTTCATAGTTTTGATGCAACGCAGCATGTGGAAAAATTTCAGGTGGATATTTTAATAAACACTTCATGTGAGCATATGGTTTGTATAGGAGACCATCTTGTAGATAACCCCAATTGTTTGTATGTGTTACAAAGCTGTGATAACGAAAACGACCCAGGTCATATCAATACCTCTAAAGATACAAATGAGTTTGTTGAAAAAACAGGCCTAACATCAATTGCTTTTCGAGGTCGCCTATCACTTGGGCATAAGAACCGGTTTATGGTAATTGGTCGTAAGTGACAAAAACAACAGGGTTTCAAGTAATATAAATACGACATAAAAACAATAATTCTTTATCACCATGGCGATCAAAGCAAATCTTATTATCGATCAAGGAACCGATTATTCAACATCTATCAACTTAACGGATGATGATGGGAACGTAATCAACCTTTCCAATTACACGGCAAATGGCCAAATTAGAAAGACCTATAGCTCGTCGAATGCTGTAACTTTTGGTATTACGCTAGAATCCGGAACCGGGGTGGTTCTGCTAGCTTTAACAGATACGCAGACAGCAAATATGGTAGCAGGTCGTTACGTGTATGACGTGGTATTGACAGATAATGCAAATGTTACATCAAGAATTGTTGAGGGTATTGTTACTGTAACACCAAGAGTAACGAGATGAGTATTTCTGCTAGGTTAGTTCAATCGGGGGCATCGATAAGCGTGAAAACGGCGCCAGGTGGCGCATTACAGCAGTCGACGTCTGCTGTTACCTTGAAAAACACTATCCAAGCAGATTTAGCTGCGACGAAAAGATTAGATACACTGGCTGATGTGGTAGCTGATAATGCCAATACTGTGGCAGGCAGCACTCTTGTTTATGATCCAAGCACAGACAAATATATTGTAAAATTACTAGATCTAGACGGGGGAACTTTCTAAATGGCAAACCTAATTCAAATTAAGAGAAGTACTACTAACACTGCTCCGGCAGCAGGTGGTCTTCGCACAGGTGAGCTGGCGTATTCACTTTTAAATTCATCTAATTCTCTATTCGTTGGTGACTCATCAAACAACGCTATTAGAGTTGGTGGTGGCAATTACTTGTGGCTACACCAGTCTAATACAAGTGCTCCTGGTACGCTTACAGCAAATGCTGTTGTAATTGTAAATGGAAATAGCTTTGTTAGTAACTGGAAATCAAATGGACTGACTGTTGGTATTGATGGCGAATCGGTAAGTATCGCTAATATATCAACATTTGCTAACCTTACACATTTGGGTGTAGCAGCAGGTACGACAGGGTCGAACGCAGAACTTGTTACATCATTCGCTATCAAGACGTATGTGGATGCAAGATCGCCACTACAAACCAATACATATGTTTCGTTCGGTTCGAACAACTTCTCAAACGGTGGTGTCAACACTTTCACGTTTGATAGTACATCGGTTAAGTTAACACTTGGTAATACATCTGTTAACACGACAATCAATTCAACATCAATTTCGACAAACACTGGTACATTCACAGGAACTGTCAATACTGGTATCTTAAATGTATCAGGTGTTACTGCTTCAGGTAATGTAACTGTAACCGGTTTTGCAAATATCAGTAGTAATATTATTGTTGGTGGTACAGCAAACGTTACAGGTCAAACAAACGTAAGTAACAACCTAGTCGTTGCGGGCACAGCAAACGTTGCTGGTTTGATGACGATCAGCAACAACATAACAGCGACAGGTACAGCAAACGTTGGTGGAAACCTGAATGTAACAGGTACGACAGCAACAGGCAACACAACGGTTACTGGTTTTGCTAATGTAAGCTCGTATATCAACGTTGTTGGTGCAGCTACAGTTAACGGTGCATTGACTGTTAATAATACAGCGGCTGTTGGTAACACAACAGTTACGGGTTATGCAAACGTTAGTGGAAACTTGAATGTTTCTGGCGATGCAACTGTCTCTGGTAATTTAACGGTTAACGGTACTCTAACAACAATCAATACAACGAATTTGAATATTTCAGATCCGTTAATTCGTGTTGCTAATAACAACGATACTTCTGATCTGGTTGATATCGGTTTGTTCGGTTCGTTTGATGGTGGCGCAGGTACAAAGTATACAGGTCTTTTCCGTGATCAGACAGATGCTGTATATAAGTTGTTCACTGGTCTAACAGTATTACCAACAACAACTGTCGATACAAGTAGTGGAAGTTTTGTTTATTCAACATTGCAGTCGTACTTAAAGTCTGGTGGTACAAATGCTACAGGCTTAATTGCTAACTCAACAACAATCGCAATTACAGCAAATAGCACATTAAACGTTGCGTTAGTTGCTAATACGCTGACTCTTTCATCACCCCTTGAAGGAACATCAGGTGGTACAGGATGGGCAACAGTAACGGTAGAAGACATTTTAGTTGCAAATGCTACAAATGGATTTAGAAAGTTAAGTGTAGGATCAGAAGGAACTGTTTTACAGGTATCGTCTGGAGTTGTTGCATACAACACGCTTGACGGAGGCACATTCTAAAAGATGAGGTGATATGGAAACTGAATTTGTTAATATTTTTATACAAAAACAAAAAGACGCTATAAGTAATCTGATTAGTCAAAATATTATGTTGGAAGCTAGACTGGGATATACAGAAAGCCAACTTAGTACATTGACTGATCAGCTGAACGTAGCAAATGAGCAGGTTAAAAGTTTAAACGAACAGATAACAAATGCTAAAAGGTTAAATAAACCGAGCGATCAAACAAGTAAGCCTTAAATAAGGCGAGCTATTCCTAGATAGGAAAGACATGGCGAATAAATTTCAAATTAAGCGTACGGCTGTTACGGGACGTACGCCTAATACCACTAATATTGCGAACACCGCGTTCCTAGACGCCGGTGAATTGGCTGTTAACCTAACTGACGGTAAATTGTTCTCCTCAAATGGAACTGTATCATTTGAGGTCGGTGCCAATCTTGTTAATATTTCTGTAACAAGCAACACCAACGTAAACGTATTAAAATTTTCTGATAACACCACGCTCACGACTGCGCCGGGTGATCCAATCATATATGCAATTGCTTTAGGATAACAAATGGCAAGTACCTTTAAAAACTATACAGCTCGGGCAATAGGAACGACTGCCAATAATGTTTACAATCCATCAACAGCCGGTATTCAATCTACTGTTATTGGGATGACTATTGCTAATATCGTCACAACACCAATCTATGTGAGTGTTATTTTGAATAGTAGTTCGGCAAATACGTATTTGGTCAAGAACGCTATTGTTCCTGTGGGAGGCGCACTTGTCCCAATTGGTGGTGATCAAAAGCTTGTCTTGGCACAGAACAATTCCATATATGTGGTAAGCGATACAGCCTCATCAGTAGATGTTATTCTTTCTGCTTTGGAGATAACATAATGTCGTATATTGGTTCATCACCATATGCGGTGTACCGAGCACAACCAACTGTTGTTGGATTCAACGGAGACGGTGGTACTGTTAATTTTACTTTACCATATGCTGTTTCTTATCCGGAACTGCTTGAGATAACAGTTAACAACGTACAGCAATCTCCATTAGGCAATGTGTACTCCGTCAACACGTTTACTCTAACATTTTCAGAAGCACCAAGCGTTGGTTCTAATAATATCGTCGTAATTTACAGAACATAATAACATATGAGTTACATTGGCAATCTTCCCTTCGGTAAAACATTAAGAACTGTTACATCAGCAACAGCCAATGGATCAGCAACCGTATTTTATCCTGATGGTGGATATGACGTCAACTTTGTTGATGTTTTTGTGAGTGGTGCTCGTCTAACAAGTGGACTTGATTATACAGCTTCGGATGGTATATCAATTACTTTGCTGTACACACCAGCTGATGGTGATACCATTGATATGGTTGCATATGGTTTACTCGAACTTGTAAGTCCTGTATTTCCTGTATCTGTTAGCGTTGGATCAAACGTTGTCATTAACACAAGCTCAATATCAGTAGGCAACAGTTCTGTCAATACACAGATTGTTGCTGGTAATGTCACTTTGAATGGATCAACCTTAAAAGTTGGTAACAGTTCTGTTAATACGGTGATCACAGGTAACAGTGTCACGATTGGCGGTACACTAACAGTTACAGGTAATGTGGCGCTGACAACAAATTCTGTCAATTCGTCAATGTTAACAACGACAGGTGTTATTGCTAATTCATATGGTAACACAACTGCAATTCCTGTTATTACCGTAGATGCTGCTGGTAGAATAACAAATGCAACAACAAGCTCTGTTTCTGGTGTAACGGGATTATCATTTGCACCTGCCAATTCAACAGTTACAGTATCAACAAGTACAACAAACTTTGACGCAGCAATCACATCTGGTAATGATAGTGTTCAGGGTTTATTGAAAGTAATTGATTCCGTATCAAATACTAGTACATTAATTGCTGGTTCTGCAAATAGTGTAACAACCGCATATTTGTTAGCTGCTAATGCCGTATCCAATGCAACGGCGTATGCGGCAACCGCTTATAGTAACGCTGTCGCTACGGCTGCGTCAGATGCAACAACTAAGGCTGGAACAGCATATTCAAACGCTGTCGCTATAGCTGCATCAGATGCTACATCGAAGGCTGGTACTGCATATTCTAATGCTACGGCATATGCAGACACGAAAGCTGGTACTGCGTATAGCAATGCTGTAGCAACTGCCGCATCAGATGCAACAACAAAGGCCGGTACTGCTTACAGTAATGCAACGGCATATGCCGATACCAAAGCTGGTACCGCATATTCCAATGCCATATCATATGCAAATACAGCTGCGGGTACTGCATATTCAAACGCAGCTAGTTATGCTGATACAAAAGCAGCTGCAGCATATTCAAATGTATTTAATGGTGGCACATTTAGCGGTGCCGTTGTAATGCAAGCCAACTTGACCGCTAACAGCGTTCGGATGAATGGTGATTTACAAATTGATGGTAATTTGACTGTATTAGGTAACACTGTTTCAATTCATGTTAGTACGTTGAGTGTTGAAGACAACATGATATACTTGAATTCTAATAGTACAGTATCCAATCCAGATTTGGGGTTTGCCGGTAATTATAATGACGGAACGTATGCACATGCTGGTTTGTTTAGAGATGCTACAGATGGTGTTTGGAAATTCTTTCACGGATATACGCCAGAACCAGATGCATCGGTTTATATTGATACATCCAATGCCAGCTTTACATTTTCTAATTTACAAATCAATTACGTGATTGGTAATGTAACAGGTAGTGCAAATAGTGCAACTTACCTTGGTGGTAATACTGCTGCAACGCTTCGTTCATACAGCGATACTATGGCTGGTACAGCTTATTCCAATGCCACAACTTATGCCGCAACAATTGCAGGTACTGCATATAGCAATGCTGTCTCTGTTGCTGCTTCGGATGCAACTACAAAGGCCGGTACTGCATATTCAAATGCTACAACATATGCCGCAACAATAGCCGGTACAGCATATAGTAATGCAACAGCGTTTGCTGCCAACGCTTCTAATATTAGCTCAGGAACTTTATCTGCATCCAGACTTCCTGCAACATATCTAACCGCAGAATCTGATACACTTGCAACAGTAACTGGTCGTGGAAGTACAACAAATGGTGCTATTACTATTAGCTCAGGTACTACCGATCAAGGTCTGACAATGACTGTTTCAGACGCTGGTTGGAATTATATTGGGTTCAGTCACGGTGCCACAAGAAAAGCATATTTTGGTTTAGATGGCTCAGGAAATCCACAGTGGGGATCAGACTCTGGCGCGTTTAGCATTACAGGTAACTATACGACAATTGGTACTTCAGCAAGATCCCCACTTTTTTATGACTCTGACGACACCACATATTACCTGGACCCAAACTCAACTACTTCAGCAATCTTGGCTGGAAGCATTGGATTGGGTACAACATCGCCGGTAAATACCGCATGGGGAACTGCGTCTACTACCAAGCAAATAACAATTTATGGGTCTAACTACGGAGTATTGAATATACGTGGGGACCTAGCCACCGCCGCGCATTATTCATTGGGTGTTGGCGGCACTCGGTACTACGCCGCCTATGACAATGTTGCCACAGTCCATAGGATGGTTTTCTTTGGGGATTACACTGGATTTAATGGAGTAGTTACTCCCAGCTACAACATTCATTTATCTGGTACCGGTTATGCAACAGCAGATTGGCGTGCTCCAATCTTCTATGATTCCAATGACACCGCGTATAGTGTTGATCCAGCTACCACATCACGTTTGAAAGAACTAAAAGTGGGTACTGGAACATTTGGGTCAAGTGGAGCTAGTCTGTATATTCAAGGAAATTACAACTGGAGATGGATTGCTGGCTTCGCACCTGATTATGGTGTTGGTAATGGCTTTGGATTGTATAGTGACACCCTTGGCGCTTATTTAATGTCTGTATCGACTTCAGGTTATTTCTATTTTGGATCTAACGACCATAATTCATCTTACAAACTAAGTGTTGGTGGAACTGGTTACGCTACAAGTGATTTCCGTTCGCCAATCTTCTATGATTCAAATGATACCGGTTATTATGGAGACTTTGCTGGCGCTTCTGTATTTAATAGTGCTTCTTATGTGGGTAATATAAACTTTGGAACGGCAACAACTCAAGCAGGCCCTTGGACAATTTCTCCCATCGGCTCCGGTGGAGCGACACCCGCAACAAAAGGTACAGGGTATGGTCGGAATTTAATTGTTAAAGCGGGTAATTCTGATAACGGCGGAGGGCTTGCGGGCGGTGATCTATACCTAAGAGCGGGTGCTCCGGTTGCTCCTGCAACAGTCTATGGTGTTGTTTATTTAAGTGATGACGGTGGATACACTCAAGCAGGTGGTTCAATGCGGGCTCCACTCTTCTACGACTCAAACAATACTACGTATTACACTGACCCAGCCAGCACCTCAAATATGTATAATATAACTGTCCGCGCTGGCAGTGCATACGCAGCCGTTACAGATTTAGGATTTGTATCTCCTATACAAGTCAGCGAAACAGGAACAGGAACATCCTCAGACCGATATGTTCCGATGATTTCGGGAACATCAACATCTCCTTCTGGTTATAGGCAACATACTGTTTTTGGTTCTTTAAGAGGTACTGTTTGGGGTTCCGCTTTTATTGCAGTTGGTGGTAACGATTCTTATCCAACTGTAGCATATACCTTTCACTATGATGGATATGGAACTGCACCATCTTCTTGGCGCGCACCAATCTTCTATGATTCTAATAATACTAGTTATTATGTAGATGCTAATAGTACTAGTAGAATGGGGACAATTAATGCTGATGTTTTGTACTCCTATGGCAACGTCACCGCATATTCTGATGAACGGCTAAAGAAGGATTGGGAAACACTACCAACTAACTTTGTTGAAGAACTCGCTAAAATTAAAAGCGGTACATATACTCGTATTGATTCCGGTGAACGTCAGGTTGGCGTAGGCGCTCAAAGTTTACAAGCTATTCTTAAAGAAGCTGTATCGGAAAAAGAAGAATACTTAGGCGTTCATTATGGCAATACCGCTATGGTGTCGGCAGTAGAACTCGCTAAAGAAGTTGTAAAACTCAAAGAACTTTTAACTAAGCAACAAATACAAATTGAAGAACTAAAAAGTTTAGTTAACAAGCTGATTGGATCATAAAGCAAATGACAAAAGCAAGAAACCTATCAAAACTAGCATCGGTTAATACATCGATAGTTGGTAACACTGTATACATTAGCGGAAACGTTTCACTTGCAAATGCAACATTATCGCTTGGTGCAAACACAATAAATTCAACATCGCTAACAAGTACAGGTGTTGTTGCTAACTCATATGGTAACACAACAGCAATCCCTGTAATCACTGTTGATGCGGCCGGTAGAATAACAAATGCAACGACAAGTTCTGTTTCTGGTGTAACCGGTCTATCATTCGCACCTGCTAATTCAACAATCACCGTTTCAACGAGCACGACAAACTTTGATGCTGTTGTTACGTCTGGTAATAGTACTGTTCAAGGATTGTTAACAGTAATTGACTCAGTATCAAATACGAGTACATTGATTGCTGGTTCTGCTAATAGTGTAACAACGGCATACTTGTTGGCAGCAAATGCTGTATCCAATGCAACAGCTGCTTATTCAAACGCTGTATCATATGCAAATACTATTGCCGGTACTGCATATTCTAATGCTGTATCGTATGCAAATACTATTGCCGGTACTGCATATTCTAATGCAACATCTTATGCTGATACCGTTGCAAGCACTGCTTACTCAAACGCTGTATCAGTTGCCGCATCAGATGCAACATCTAAAGCGGGGACAGCGTATAGTAACGCTATTGCTACCGCAGCATCAGATGCAACATCTAAAGCTGGTACTGCATATTCCAATGCAATATCATATGCCAATACAGCTGCTGGTACCGCATATTCAAACGCTATTAGTTATGCCAATACAGTTGCCTACACAGCTGCTGGTACCGCATATTCAA